CAAGCGCGGCGCTCGTGCCCCAGCCGCCCTTCTGGCCCTTCCGCGCGGCGTAGAGGCCACCGCCGAAACCGGCAATGGCGAGGAATGTTTCGCCCGTCACTTCCCGGACGGTGAACCCGGATACGGACGCGACCCACATCGTCAACGGGACGACCACGCATAGGGTGAGGAAGGTGAGCGAAGCCGACGGCTTGCCGTTCTCGTCACGGAGCCAGAAATTCACGAGAGCGCCCGGTTCACCCAGCCGCGAAGGAACCCGGCCTGTCCTGGTTGGCCCGCGAGTTTCGCGTAAAAACGGATCGCCTCGACCTGGAGCTGTGCGAGGAGCGCCGCCGGATCGATGGCGTTCACGGCCGCCAGCGTGCCGGGGCCGAACGCGCCGTCGACCGCGCACGCCTTCCCTAAATTCACCGCCGCCCGTTGCAGGAGTTCGTGAGCCCGCTTGGGTCCTGCGTTCACCGCGAGATCATAAACCTTGTCCGCGATGGCCTGATACGTAATCTGCCCGTAGACCGGCGGCCAGAAGTCCCTGCGGTAGAGTTCCAAGGCCCGCGCCTCGGTCAGATTCCTGATGTCCTCGTTCGGATACCGGCGCTTGCTGATGCCGAATTTCGTCTCGCCGCCCCGGTCGTTCGGGTCGTTCACGTACCCGCCCTCAAGGGCCATCACCTTCCGCGCCGCTGGCTCAAACTGCGCCATCACCCGTCCTCCGGTCTCGCGCCATTTCGGGCGCGGACTTCCCGGGCGCCGCTTTCCGAATCGAGGAGCCGCCCGGCGGCCCACAAAAGCAGCGCCGCCGATGGAATGGAGAGAACGCCCGCCGCATAGCCAGCGAGGAACGGACCCCAGAAGTTCACGGTGTCCCGCCTTCCAGCCTCGCGACCCGTTCCGAGATCGAGGTCACCCGGCTGTGAACGTCGCCGAATTTGCTGGAAATGTCCGAAAATCCGTCGTGGAGATTTTTTTGCCACTTCTCGTCCAGCCGCTGGAGCTGGGAGGATGCCCAGGCGAAAGCGCCGGCGAAACCGATGAGCAGCGCGAGCAAGGCGCTCAATATCGTGGTGGAAAGTTCGACGGTCACCCCGGAAGCTCCCCGGTTTCCCGGTAGCGGTCGGCCGCGCGGTTCACGGCGCCGGGCTCCGTGCCGTCGGGGAAAATGTAAACCGCCCCGGCGAGGTCGAGCTTCTCGCCGTCAGACGGGCAGAAGACGAACCGGCGGCGGTCCATGTCCCATGCGGTGATGATTGTTATTGCGGGCATCGCGGACTCCTTACGCCAGCACCGCGTTGACGGTATAAACGACGTTCGCGCTCGTGGCCGCGTCGACCCAGAACGAGAACGGGCTGATGGTGCCGGGAACAGAAATCATGTCCCCCTTGACGAGTGCGACCGTCGCGGCGGACCGGAAATAGTGCTGATCCCCGGCGACGAGAACCAGCGGGGTGAGCGTATTTGTCTCGCCCACGCCGCCAGCGGTCGTGAGATCGATGGCGGTCCCGGCCAAGGCGTTCGTGAGCGTCGTGGCGAGTTTCACATGCGTCGAATCGACCTTGATGATGTAGTAGACCGTCGCGTCCACGAGCGGCGCGGGCGCGGTCGTCCCCTTCGTGTAGGTCATCGCGTCGCCGGTTTCGTAGGTGTTCACGGGGACGGTAATCTGATCCGTCGTGGTATTCACATCGGTATCGGTGAAAGTATTCGCCGCCCCGCCCGATTTCCTCCAGCGCCCGACCTCGACCGCCGCCGCGTAAAGCTGCGCCCGGATTTCTCCGTTCTGGTTGTAGGCGTTCATCGCGACCGCCAGCGGGGCTTTGGCGATCACCGCCATCGGGGAGCCGGTAATCGCGCCAATGAGAAGCTGGAAATCGAACCAGTAATTGCCGGTGACGGGGACGGCTTCACCGCCGCCCGATGACCCGGCGATCCCCGGCGTATTCGTCGCGACGACGGCCGAATGCGAATGATTCACCCGGAACCGGGTCGGGACGCCGCGAGATGTCACTTGCGGCATGTCAGTCTCCCCAGTCGATGGAGACCGTCACATCGATATCCGGCGCGGTCGCGCCCGCGAGCGAAAGCTGCCCGGTGTGGAACGGCCCGAAGCCGCCTTCGAGCACCTGCTTCAAGTCGTCGGCCGCGACCCATTCAATCGCCGCCCCGGCCCCATCGGTAAGGGCGACGTAGTTCGTCTCGTCGCCGGTCGCTTTCGCGGTGAGCGTGCCCGCGCCCCACGTCCCCCGGGCGTCCACGGCGACCCGTTTCGCCCACTGGTTTCCGCGCCGCAGCGGGAACTCAAGCGTGCCGTCGGCCGCCAGATTCCCGAAATACACGTCGTCGCGGTTGTTGAGTTTCGTCATCGTCGCCATCGTTTACGCTCCCGTCCTGAAGGACCGGATACTAGCACCCGAATCCCCCACTGTCAGTAGATAATCTTGAGCAGCCCACCCGGCCGCCCGGAAATTGCCGCTCGCATCGAGATACCGAACGCTCCACGTGTCGCCGTCCGGGCTCGACAGTATCAGTTTGTTCTGGCCCACCACCACATATCCAGTGTTCTGGTCGTGGGCGACGCCGTAGAGGTGGGTCGCGGCCGGGACCGTCGCGGCCTGCGCCCACGTCACGCCGAACGGCGTCCCGTCGGTCGAGATCACGATTTCGCCGTTGTCGGTCACGGCGCAGTACTGGTCCACGCCGTTCCACGCGACCGCCCGGATGTGCTCGGTCGTGTTGGAAGTCCGGGCGGTCCACGTGACCCCGCCATCGGCGGTCGTGAGAATCGTTCCGTTTTCGCCCACCGCGACGCCATGGGTCGAGCTTCGCATGACTACGGCGGTCAGGTTCTCGGCCACGCCGGAATCCCGCTCCGTCCAGACGTCGTTGTTGTTGCCAGAGGTCCAGACGCCTCCGTTCCCGAACGTCGCGGTGATGCTCCCGACGGCGATCATCCGGCCGCCGCCGTTGTGCGCGATCCCCTTCAGCGCCGCGCCGGACACGAGCGCGGAAACCGACCACGTCGTCCCGCCGGTGCTTTTAATCGCGGTCCCGTCGTCCAGCACCGCGAAAAAGTTATCGATCTGGCCGAGCGACATGCCGTTTACCTGCTGCGCCGTCCCCGTCGTGATGGACGTGTAAACCAACCCATCGGGCGTCGTTAGCATGACACCGCCAGCCCCAGCCAAGTACCACAGGGCGGCGGATTCGTCACGGAGCAGACACAGAAGTGCGGTCCCAATCCCGGTCGCCAACCGCTGCCAATTCGATATGGTATATACCCACCGCTGCCGTTTTACTGCCGCCATGTACTCACGGAGCGTGTTATTTAGCGTCGCGGGATTCATCCCTTCCGGCGCTCCGTCGGGAGGTGAGGCGTTGTTGCCCGCCGCCGCGCTCTTCCATGTAGATACGTCGCTCATCTTATCCTTTTCGACTTTCAAAAATAATGCCGCTAGCGCCGCAAAGCAATCCGGCCGATCCGGCCCCGGCGGCTGCGTTAAACGGCAGAGGAATTTGAAGCGCCCATGACCATGTTGCCCCGGCGTCGGCCGAAGCGAGAATCCCCTGCCCGTCCACGGACGCCCAGAGCAGATCGCCGGACGCCGCGATCCCGGTCACCGCCCCGGTCACGTCCGCCGGGATCGCCATCGCGGTCCACGGCGCGTAGTGGTCGCCATCGGCGGTTCGGTAGATGTTCCCGGTGCCGCCCACGAGGAACCCGTCGCCTGACGCCACGATGGCGCCGAGCGATTCCGATTCGGGGATTCCCGACGTGGCTCTCAGAATCGCGTCATCGGCCTCGCCGCCATTCGCGCCGATCACGATCCCGATGGGCGACGGGCCGGAAGGACCCACCGCCTGCCAGACCTGGAGCGCCTCGTTCACGGCGATGGCGTTCAGGGAAGCGCTCAAGGCCGTGCCGGAATCGAACTCGCTCCAATTCGAGCCGCCGTCGGAGGTGAACGCGAGCGCGGCTTTCCCGTACGGGTCGCCCGTCTCGCCGCACGCGTAGAAACTCTGCGTCGAGAACGTGGCGAGCCCGTTAAGACGCGTCGTTACGAGCACCGGAGCGCCCACGCCCGTCCACGTCACGCCGTCCGTCGTCGTCACGCCGTAGCCGTCGTCGCCCACGGCCATGAAAAGTCCGTTGGAGGCGCACGCGAGCGCCCGCATGATCTTCGTCACGCCGCTCAATGTCGAATCGAACCACTCCATGCCAGCATAAGACCACCGGGAGAAATCGGACGGCCCTACCGCCACGAGGAGAGAACCGATTCCCGGTGTCACCGGGTCCACCGTCGGGTTCCATCGTGCTGCAACCCCGCGCCACACGTTGGCATCTCCTGATCCAGACGTTACCGAATGCCCCAAGAATGAATTCCGGTCCCGCACTGTCGCGGCCTGTAGTTCGCGATAGCTCCGCGCCCAATCGGCCGAAGCCATACCCTCGGGGAATCCGTCCGGCGGCGAAGAGACGTTATCCCCCGCGACGGCCGACCATGCGGATACGTCACTCACGGGCGGGCCTCCCGGGTGGACTGCACACCGCGCGCCCCGATCTGCCGGGGGCCTTGAACAAAAATGAGGTTCGTGAGCGCCCGCTTCCACGGGGCCGAGTTTTCCGGCGCGGTCGCGAGCGTCGTCAGCCACTTCTGGGCCGGTTTCGAGAGCAGCAGCTTCCCGGCCCCAAGCGCCGTCCCGTACGCCGCCGCCGCTCCGGTCAACGCGCCCACCGTCCCGCCCTTGGCGTAGCCGCCCGCCCCGCCAGCGCCAAGCAGCACGCCAGCGGCGGCCGGGGCCTGCAACTTCCCGCCGGTCTGAATCCGGGTCGCGCTCGCCATTTGCTGGCTTCGTGGCCCGACCGCGCGGAGCAGTTTCGCGAGCCCGGTCATTTCCAGTTTTTCGGCATCGGTGAACGTCACGCCCTGCCGGGTCGCGAGCGATTCCAGTTCCGACGCGAATTTCTCGGCCCCGAACGCGCGTCCCGCTTCCTCGCTCATGGACTTTCGGAGCGCCTCGGAGACGAGTTCCGTTTTCACGGCGGCCTTGCCCGCTGGGTCCAGACGCCGGTACATGTTCGCCTGCGGCGTGAGCGCACCGGCCGGGAAGTTCCGCGAAACGAGTTTCTCCACGTCCGCCGGGCGGATCGCGGTTTCGGCCTCCCGGCGCATCTGCTCGGCAAGAGCGCCCGCCCGCATGGGCTCGCCTTTTCGGAAAAGCGGCCCTTGCCCTTCGATCATGCCCTGAAGTTCGCCCGCGAATTTCCCGGGCTCCACCACGCGGCCCCCGGCAACTCGCTCCGTCGCGGCCCGCACGGTCTGCCCGGCCGCCCACGCCCGGAGCGCCCCCTGCCCCCGTTCGTCAAGGAGCGGGAGGATTTCGGTCTGCGGCGTCGTCTTGCCGCGGCCGGCGAAAACGCGCGGGATGTCCTCGGCGTCGATCCGGCCGTTCATGGCGTCGGCCACCGCCTTTTCCTTGAACGGCACGATCTCTTTTTTCCAGTAATCCTGCGCGGCCCGGTAGGTCTGGTACGCCTCCGGGTTCGTCTTGGCCAGCGCCGCGCCGAAATCCTCGAACGTCTTTTCGGCCGAAGCCGCAAGCTGGTTGTAGAGCGCCGCTCCGGCGTTGTCCCCGGCCGTGGCAAGTTTCCTCGCCTCGTCCAGCCATACCGACCGGTTCCCGTGAAGTTGAAGGAAGCTCATGGGCGGAGCTCCCCGCACGTCCTCGAGTACCCGCACGAGGTCGGGGCGTTGCGAGGACGGGAGAAGCCGCTGCTGGTGGGCGAGGAGTTTCCCGGCGTCACCCTTCAACCCCGCGAGGTCGAGCCCCTGGAACGCCTGCCGGGCCGCCCCCTGGATCGGGCTCATGGCCCCCGGGGCGGGCGTCGAGGCCGCTTCGTAGAGTTGCTCGGCCTTCTGGTAGAGGTCGTCGGCCACGACCCGCTTGGCCTCGTAACGGTCGGCGAGCGACTTCCGCACGATCTGCCCGGCTTCGTCATCGGAGAGACCGGGGCCGAACTTCCGCGCCCACGCGTCGGCCTTCTTCGTGATCCCGGCCTCGACCCGCTTCACGTTCGCGGCGAGAACATCTTGGGGAGTTGCCCCCGGTGATAACCTGCTAAATCCCTGTTCATATCCTGCGGACAAGTTCTTAGCAGCTTGCGGGAGGCTGGCAACTCGCTGCTCCATCGCTGCTTTCACGGGCGAGCCCGGGACGTTCGCGAGCAGGTCTTCGAGCCCCGCGACCCTGGGGCGCACGTCGCCGGGCATGATCCTCACGCCGTGCTGTTGGCCCAGCGCCTGCAATTCCGCGATCCTTGCCGCCTGCGTGGCGCTAGGGCGCGTCGCGCGGCTCACGGCACCCGGAACCCTCAAGAGCGAGTCGAGGACCGCCGTAGCGGCTCCGCCGCCAAATGCGGCGAGAGGTGATCCGGTTCGTAAAAACGTGGACCCACCGCCCGCGAGCGCCGCCCGGCCGAGTCGAGCCGCCATCCCCCCGCCCGGTGCTACATAGGTGAACGGGTCGAAGGCGATATTGCCCGCCGTCCGGCCGACGCCAGCGAGGGGGCCTGCGGCCTCGTACGCGGCCTCGATCTTCGGGCGCAGAGCCGCGGCGCGTTCCGGGGCGAACGTCTCAAGCGCCTTGCCCCAGACGTCAAGAGCGCCGGTAGCCGCGCCAGCCCCAACGTCCCGCGCCATCCCTCCCCGCTCCGCGTAGATTTCGGGGAGCTTCGGGACCAGTTTCAGCGTCGCCTCGATGTACGGGCGGTTGCGTTTCAGGATGTTCAGGTCTTCCGGCGGGATCGTGTCGGGCGACGCAAGTTTTCCTTCCGGCGTCACGGTGAGCCGGTATTTCCGCGCGAGCGCAACCGCGTCCTGGGGTTCGGCCATCAGAACTCGGTCCCCGGCTGGCGCTGCTTCATGGTCGGCCGAAACGCCCGCTCCTCTTTCGCCGCCCGCTCCACGATGTCATCGAAAACAGGCGGGCTCGCCACGGCGCGGATCGTCTCCACCGGCACATTCGAGCGCGTGAGGCCGTTCGCCAGTCCGTTCAGTTTGTTGGCGAGCACGTCGAGTTGATGGTCGATCCGTTTCCCGGCCATCTCCGGCGAATGGCCGGGCGTCATCGACTGCTTTTTGAACTGCTCCGCCTCGCCGTCGGTCAGTTGTCCGCCGAAAAGATCGTGCCGGATGACGTTCACCTGCTCGGCGTACCGAGCCCAAAAATCCGCCTGCCCGGGCGTGAGGTTGAGTAGTTTATTCGCCATCCCGGCGATGCCGGTCTTTTCGCCGGCGGTCTTCGCTTCGATACCGCTCTCGATGTCGCCCGTCCAGTCAGTGAGCGCCCCAACGTAATCCGGGGCGCCTTCGAGATCGGCCTTGAGCTTGGCGAACTCCCGGTATTGGTTCGAGAGATCGCCGATGAGCTTCAACTGCTCGCCAGTCGGGTCCGCTTGCAACCGCGCCTTCCGAAGCAACGCCTCGTTGAGTTGTTGTTTTGTGAGCGGCGGTTTCGGCATTACTCAAAACTCCCGGCGGGCATCCCGAAAACGAGAGGCTGTTTTTTCGAGAACGTGCGGAGCATCAGCTTGAAAAGCTCCGGGTTCCCGCTCAGTTCGGCCGTCTTTAGAAGGTTCGTCTCCTCAACGGACAGTCCCGGCAGTTTCCCGCCAGCGGGGATTTTTGAAACAATCGCTCCCGCATCGGTCAACAGTTTCTCATCGGCCGCCGTTTTCGCCCCCGCGCGTTCCGAAAGCCCCCCCTCGGTGAGCGCCTTCTCGGCGAGCGAGCCCGCTTCCTTTGGGTAACCGGATTTGAGCATACCGCCCGCCGCCTCGCCGTACCGACCGGCCCCGAGCGCCGCAGCGGCCGATTCGATATTCGCCCCCCGCGCCTTCCCGGCTTCGGCCATCATGGCCCGGTCGGCCGCGTCCTTCGCCCGCTGTTCCTGCGCCGCCTTCGCGCCGTAGTAGCCGCCGATGGCGCCGGAAAGTTTCCCCTGCGGTTGCAGAAGCCCCTGGAGAAGCCCCATGACGGGCGGCATCCCCTCGGAACCCGGAGCGGCGGCGTTCTGTGAATAGGTCGAAAGCTGTCCGCCCGGCGGCGCCTGCACGGTCATGGGCGGCATCACCATCGGGGTCGCGCCGGTGTCGCCACCGACCGAACTCATCGTGCCCTCGGCCATCTGTCTCCCGGCAGCGATCCCCTCGCCCATCTGGGCGAGCGCACGGCCGATCCCGCCGCTTTCTTGCGCTTTACGCAGTCGGTCACGCCCGGCGGCGAACGCATCGGAGCCCGTGTCGGCCCCCGCGTCCATATCAGCGCCCAGGGCCTGAATTTCCGCGAGCGGATTCGGTTGCGGCATCGGCAGGAAGTCGGTGCGCGGCTGGCCCATGCCCGGCATCGCTCCCGGTTGCCCGCCCATCCCGCTTTGTAGGAGTTGCGCGAGGAGTTGTCTTATTTGTTCCTGCGAAAGCGCCATGTTCTACCTCATATCCCGAAACTCTGCCCGAACTGGTAACCGGTGCTTTTCCCGGTCGATTCCCCGGTCGTGCGCCCGGTCGTGGTCGAACCGTAGGACCGACCGAGCAGCATGTCGAGGAGCGTCGAGACCTGCGATTGCGGGAGACTTTCGTAATAGTTGAACACGTTCCGGGCGTTCTCAAGGTTCGCCTGGCCCTGCGCCTGCTGCGCACCGCCCACGCCGAGCGCCTTGGAGAGGTTCGCGTAGTCCATCTGCTGGAACGTCGGCGCGAGCCCGTAGCCCTGCATCTGCCGCCCGCGTTCGGCTTCGTAGTTCCGCCCGTAGACGTCTTGAGCGAGCCCGCCGAGCCCGCTCGTCAGCATCGCCTGATTCGCCCCGGAGCCCACGCGCCCGCGAAGGTTCATGGCCGAGTTCACGTTCCCGGCGACCTGTCCGGCCATGCGGGAAAACGTCGGGTCGAGATAGGGATTCATGCCCGGCCCGGCGAGGTAGTCTCCGCGAAGCGTTCGGGCGAGGCCGCCTTGAGCGGCGTTCTCGACCGGCGAGCCGAACGCGGCGCGGTTCACGATCCCCTGCATGGCCATATTCTGCAACGGGTTGAACTGCGCGACGTTGTTCTCCCACATCCGGGGCGCGTTGGCGACCAGATTCGCGCGAATTTGCTGGGCGGACCCAGCGACGTCCGGCCCGGCGGCGGGACCGGGCTGAACAGGAGGGACGCCCGCGGGCGTGGGCGGCACCGCCGGGCGGCCGTTCGCGTAACCCCAGACCTTCTCGCCGTTGTCCTTCGTTCTGATAACCTGCCAGTTCCCCCCGGTCATTCCGGGCGGCGGACCGGGCGGCATGTCGCCGTAAGCGGCGAACGGCGTCCCCATGATGCCGGAAATGTCGTAAACGCCGCCCGCATAATGAAGAGCGCCGTTTGCGTCCGGGGCGCTGTAACCGGACGGGCCGGGGGGATTGCCTTCGAGCGCCCGATTGTAAATATTTCGGGTCAGATCACCGGCTGATATTTCCGCCGCCGAGCCCACGGCCGTTGTGGCGGGCTGCGCGGGCGCAGGGACGGTGGCCGCCGTGCCGACCGCCACGGTGCCGGGTTGCCCGACGGATGGAGCGGCCGTCGCTGGTGTCGCGGCGGGGGCCGGGGCGGGGGCCGGGGCAGGGGCAGGGGCAGGGGCAGGGGCGGGAGCAGGGGCGGCTGCTGGCGCCGGGGTAAACGGATGCTCGCCTTCCCATTTCGCTACGAACGCCTTCCCTTGCTCCGATGAGATCGGTGGCGGGGCGCTCGGCGCCCATTGGGCGGCCCACGCCTTTTCCGCTGTCTGCCATTCTCCGGGCAGGACCTGCCGCGTCCCGCCCGCTGGCGCCGGGGCCGGTGCTGGCGGCGCGGCGGCGGGGACCTGATAAGGCGTCCCGTCCGTCCTCATCCCGCCGTGCGACGCCGCGTATCGGGCCTGGAGAAAATCAGAGTCATCGTTGCCTTGCTGCCCGGCGTTTAGCCGCTGGATCAATTCTGGCGACACCTGCGGGTTGGCGGCGACGGCGCGTTGAGCGGTTCCCGAGGTTGCGGGAACGGCGGGCGCGGGAGCCGAAACCGTGGCGAGCCAGCCCGGCGGTGGAGTCGCTGGGGCTGCTTGCGCCGCAAGCCCGCCGCCAGGCGTCATCGGCCCCGGCGTGGGCGCGGCGCCCCACTGCGACGGCGGCAGGTACGGCGGGGAGGGATAGGGCGGCTGGCTTTCGTCCACGTTCGGCGTCGATGGATTGTCGCGCTTCCCGACTTCGTAGTACCGGGAAAGCGGCGGGCTCGTCATCTGCTGGGTCGTGGGCGTGTCCCACCCGCCGGTCGCCGGGTTGAACCCGTACAGCCGCCCGATGGCTGGGAAAAGCCCCTCAATGGCGGTCTTCTGGAGCCCCCACGGCTCCGTCATCTGCTGCGAAGTCCCCGACGACTTCCGGGCGAAGTCCGAGAACATCTGTTGGAAATCGGCCGTTGCCATCAGGTCAACTCCTTCACGTAGGTTACGTACGACGGCCGGTATCCGAACTCGCTCATGACGGCCTCGAACTCTTTCCCGGCGCGGTCGGCCTTTCGCGCCGATCCGCACACGATGGCCTTGCAGCCGTGCATCCTCGCCACGCCGTCAATATGACCCATCACGGCGGGTCTGTCGACGTCCCTGGCCGTGGGGTCGCGCCACAACATGCAGAGGCGAAGCTCCGGGCGTCCCGGCAGCGGGTCGGCGATCTGGATGACGGCGAACCCCACGAGCTTCCCGCCCGCCAGGAAAAGGATCGCTTGCGCCTCGCCGCTGGCCATTCGCGCCCGGACCGATTCCTCGGTTTGCTCGCCCCTGGTCTGGTCGAGACATTCCCGAACGCCCGGGAGGATGATCGGCCACGCGTGCGCGAGAAGCCCGGCCGGAACGAGAACGGCCCGGATTTCGGGCTTGGGTTCCGCCGCCACGATCTTTAGTTCCGGTTTGCTCATGCCCGCCTCGCCGCCAGCGTCGAATAGCCCGCCAGAATCGTCCACGCGCCGGTCGTCGCGCCCGCCTTGGAGGCATGGAGCGACACGAGATCGCCCGCCTCGCCCGCCACGCGCCATTCGTAATGATGCCCGATTTCGTTCACACCGGCCAGCGCGGCGATCAAGGCCGGGAAACCCATCCCGAGCCTCGCCCCGCCTGTTTCGGCGACGGCGTTCCGGTAGAGCCAGAACAGCGACTGGTTCGCGCCCGCCGACGCAGTGACGCCCGAGGCGTCTTCCGCGATGTCCGCGCTCACGATGTAGTCGCCGTCCAGCGGCAACTCGACTTCCAGATTCCCGCCACCGAACGCGAGCACCGCGAAAGAGGTCGTGAGCGCGTAGTCGGCCCCCGACCCCGCCGCCTCGACGTGCCCGCCCAAAAGCGCCGCGAACCGCCTTAGAAGCGTGTTCACGACCGTCGCTGTTTCGCGCCAGCCCACCTCCATCGTTTGGAAAAATGCCGGGAGCGCGAGAGGCGTCGATGTGCGCGGGCTCATCGCATACCCCCGCCCGAGTACTCGAGGTCGGCCCCGATGGCGGACTCAAACTCCGTCCCGGCCTCGGTCGTGATCTTCAACGAATGATAGCGCCCCGCGTGGCGGACCGGCACGAACCCGGTATCGTTCACCGCCGCCGCCGCGTCGTACACGACTGCGCCCGATTGCAGGTCGCGCGAGCCCACGGCCGCGAGCGACGCGCCGCCGTCCACGAGCGGCCACACCTTGTTCACGACCGTTCGCCGGTCACCGCCCGGGTTCAGTTCGCTCGTTTCCCACGTCGCGGGGAGCGGCGAGCCCTGCAGGTACGAAAGTTTGTGCGCGGCGTTCACGAGCGCCGGGAACCGCTGGGAACCCTGCCAGAACGTGTCGTCGAGCGGCGGCGAAACGTCCTCGATGGAGCCGAACAACGTACCGATCTGGTCCAGCGTGAACGGGTAGGTGAACGCGGACGCGAGGAAATCGATGGCCTCGCCAACGTCTATCGTCGTCCACCGGTCCTGCGTGTAGTGGTAGCAGATGATGATGTCGGGAGTGGGGTCGCCGGCCGAATTGTTCACCGACACCGCCGCCCACATGATGAGTTTGTTGACGGGGTCCACAGCCGCCGACATGCGCCCCAGATATTCCTGCTTCACGAGATTAAGGAAGTAGCGGTTGATCTTGCCGTCGCCGATGGTCTGGACTTGGGCGCCGTTGAAGACCTGGAACCCGTCGTCGTTCAGGAAGTAGATGAGGCCGCCGATTTTGACGACCGAGCCGGGCGCGAACGTCCCGGTATTGGTCGCGACCTCGTCGATTTGGAAAATGTCGGGGACGCCGATGTAGGTCATGCGCTGTATCGCCCGCTCCTGCACCACGACCGCGTATTCGCCGCCGATGATCCGCTGTACTCGGCCTCCGGTCTGGAAGACCTGAAAGTCCGATTGAGTCCCGAGCGGGTCCGGCACCCACGCCGCGAAATCGCCGAAACCACTCCACGTGAGCGTGAAGTCGAGCGAGCCCAGCAGGAACCCGCGGCAAATGGCGATGTGTTCGAAATCGGGGATCGCCCCCGTGTAGCCCGGCGCGTTCGGTATGTCGTCCCAGAGCGTGCCGGCGCTTTCGGGATCGGCGGAAAGGTCCCAGAACTGCGGGATTTCACCCGCGCCCGCCGCGATCACGAAGTCGCCCATTTGCTCGAACTCCCAATGCGCGTCTCCCGTGATGGCGTAGGCGCCGCCAACGGCCCGGGAGCGGTCCACGAACCCCAGCGACGCGCCCGAGAAGTAGTTAAGTTTCGCCGCCGTGCCCGCGAACGTCACGACCTGCCCGGCGTACAACCCCGCAATCGCCTTGAACGAGCCCAGCCCGATGCAGCGCGTGAGCGTGCCAATCAAGTCGAACGCCTGGAGCGCTGGGACGGGAAGGTATTTCCCGCCGTACGGGCGCACGTTCTGGGCCTGCAGAAGCAGCCCCGGCGGCGCTCCAATGCCTGCGGAATCGGGCGCGAGTTCTCCGAAGATGATCCGCTGTTTCACAGCCCGCACCGCCTGACGGTTCCGGTGCGCTTCAGTTCGTTCCGTTCGAGTCTCAGTTTCGCGAGCGCGGCGAGTTCATAGCCCCTGAAGGTCTGCGCCCGGTCGGGCTCGTTCGTGAAGTGATCGCACAGCTCCACGAGCGCGGCGTTCCTCGTGAGCGGCTCGCCCGCCTCCGTCCACCCGTTCGTATCGGTGTCGTTCGCAAACGGGTCGAGCTTCGCGATGCCCCGGACCTGGACCGTATAGGCCGACTGCGGGACCGGATAGAAATATACCTGGTCGTTCAGCCACGCCCACGCCCACGGCTGGCCCTGGTTCGCGCCGCCCGCGTTCATTTCCTCGATCCGGGCGTAGTCCATTTGTTCAAGCGGCGGCTGGAAACTTCCCGAAGCCACGAGCACGATGGAATCGATCACCGCCCAAGTTCGGAGCGGCGTGAGCGTGCCCGTCCCCGCCCCAGCGGTCGTGATGTTTACCGCCGTCCCCGCGAGCGCGTTCGCCTGGGTGGTGGCGAGCTTCAGCGTGTCGGCGTCCACGCGGATCGCGTAGTAGACGGTCGCGGTCGCGAGCCCGCCCGGGGGCGAATTGTGCGTCAATCGGAGCGCGGTGCCGGTCGTCCATCCGTGATCCTGGACGGTGATGGTGTCGGCGGCGGCCGATACTTCCGCGTCGGTGAACGTCTTGGCCGCGAACAGCGAGTAGGCCGCCGTGCCCTGGACGGCCGCGAACGTCTCTTGCCCCTCGTTCCAGCGGAACCGGTCGGCGTCGTATTTCAGGATCGCGGTATTGATCGCGTCCGTAATCTCGGAATCGGCCGAGGTCAGCGTCGAGTTGAGTTCGAGCGCGATCCGGGTCTTTAACGCCCCGTACGTGCTCATGGGTTAGGCCGCCTTGCGGGTTCTCCGCCGGTAGGGGCCGCGCGGGGCGGTTTTCGGGATTGGCGGCGCGGGCTCCGTGGCCGAAACGGCCGGCACTTCCGGCGGGGCCGCTTTCTCCGCGCGAAGGACTTCCGCGATCACGGGCTCGGCCATGTAGAACCACTTGCCGATGGCGTGCCAGCCGCCCGGCGGGAACGGGCCGACGCGGCCCTCGATTTCCTCGCGGGTCGTTTTGGGGAGGCTCCGGTAAGTGTTCAGGTCCATTGCTCGGCCTCCCTGCCGGTTCGTGCCCGGCGTCAGCGTTTCATGGTTAGATGTGGAAGTACGGCCAGAACTCGATCACGATGATCGCCGCTCCCGCCGAAGCGTCGCCGTCTGTCCCTTCGTAAAGCCCGTAAATCACGGTGTCGGACGCTCCCACGAGCGCGAGAATCCCGTTGTCCTCTCCGGCCGCCGCGACATCCGCCGCCGCGACCGAATCCTGATACGCCGCCGAAGTGTGCCCGACCGAGATCGTCGCCGCCGTTCCGTCGTTGAAGCCGGTCGTGGTCAAAACTCTCGCCCGGTAAAGGCAGTTCCCCGGTATCTTGACGAGTTCCTTCGCCACGTCCTCGTCCGTGTAGGCGAGGGTCGCGCGGACCGCGTGGGTCACTCCACGTTTATACTCGACAACGGGACTCGACATGGCAACCTTTCAGGCCGCGTGCGCGGGCCAGATTTCCACGAGGATGATGGCCGTCCCCACGGTCGCGTTGTTGTTCTGCCCCGCATAGAGCGCGAAGATGGAAACCTCCGAGGCCGTGTAGACGAGGACACCGAGGTCCTGGCCCAAGGCGGCGACGCTCGCGGCGTTGATGGAGTCGGTGTAGCCCGCGCCAGTGTGGCCGACCGAGATCGCGTCGCTGCCGCTGTCGTCGTACGCGACAGTCGTCAACGCCGACGCCCGGTAGAGCGAGCCCGCCGGAACCCGGCAGACCTCCATCGCCGTTTCCCCGTTCGCCGCGAACGTGTGGGTCTTGCGGACGGCGTGGGAGATGGCCTGCGGGTAGAATACTGTCGGTTCGCTCATGGGGTCCTGTCCTTCCGTTTACACCGCGTAGGTCGGGATCTGGATCACGCCGTGGTCGACCGAGTTCCACCGGGCCTTGACCATCCCGTAGATGCACATCGCGGCGACGGCGGTGTACTGGTCGAAGTCGAACGTCTTCTCGACCCACTTCATGCGTTCGAGGTCATTGCCTTTGGCGAACGCGCCGACAACGGCCTGTGCGCCCAGGAGCACGGCCGAGCGGGTATCGGTTTCGTAGGTGCCGTCGGATTCGTCGATGCCGTAGGGAATGCGGGCGTTTTCGAGAATAAGCGTGTTGTGCCAGTAGCCGACCACTTCCGTCCCGCCCATGAAGTAGCCCTTCGCGATGGGGTTGTTGTCGCCCATGCCCTGGAAGAACGCCTTGGCGAGTTCGGCCATGCCATTCGTGGACGTCGAGGTTTTGAGATCGCGGGCCTGGAGCGGATGGATGATGCACACGTAGCAGCGTTTCCCGAAGATTTTCCCCGGCCGTAACGGGTCGCCGGTGCCGTCCGCGCGGTTGAAGGTCTTGCCCTTCGCGATGGCGGCGACGATGTGATCGAGCGTGAACTCGTCCCCGGCCGCGAGCGACTGCACGTTCGCCGCGCCGGTCAAATACCGCTGGTCCGTCGAGAACGCGGTCACGGCGTTGTTGCCGGTGTTTTTCGTGTTCGTGTCGTCGGCGACCGTGTTCGAGCACGCCTGGTTGAGGAACGACGTGTCGAATTTCTGCTCCCACCAGTCCGCGAGCTTGTTCTTCGCGCGTTCGCGGATGGAGTAGTCGGCCGCCTGCCGCTGGTAGCTGATACCGCCCTCTTCGCTTGTCGCGTGGCGGATTTCGTTGATCGTCAGGTCCTGGGTGTAGGAGACGTGCGCTTCCTCGAACCCTTCGAGCGGTTCCGAGCCCTGGCGGCCGTCGCCCGAAAGCTGGGTGTCCAGTTGAACGCGGACGAGATCGCCCTTCTGGCCTTCCTTGAAGTCGTCGCGGATCTGGAAAAAGGCGTCCTCGCCCTTCCCGGCCAGAAGCCCGATGACGGACTGACGGAGCGCCTCGGCGTAGAGGTCGTTCCCCCAGCGTTTGGCGGTTTGGTTGTCGGCTGAAGCGTAACTTGTGGTTGCCATCGTGAGCCTCGCGTGGTTGACAGAGTGAAGTGGACGCTGTGCGTCCGTCTCTGCTCGCCTGCGCTGCGAAGCTCGCGGCTCGCCATGTTTTACGACCGGGCGGCGGTCGGGCGCGGTTACGGTCCGGCAACGATGCGCGAAGAATAGTGTTCCCCGTGGAACGTTGTCAAGAAAAATCGTATTCGAGGGCTTTGGTGGCGATAAAAACTCCGCGTATTTATGGTGAAAAGTGTTTTTAGTTTCGCGCGGTTGCCATAAAAACGCAGATTTTTCTTGACACGCGCTGGGTGTACAAGAGTAAGAGTACTATTATCGGCGCTGATGCTCTGAAAAGAGCAAGAAAACAAGACTCAGAGTACGAACCCGCGCTTTTTTTTGAAATCGCCGCGCCCGATGCCGCACCGCGCTATCGGTGACGCTTCACATCCCCATGCCAGCCATCCCGCCGCCGCTGGCCTTCCCCTTCGCGGCGAGTTTCTGGAACCGCGCTTTGCCGAGTTTCTTCCGGCCGATGAAGGCCGCGAGCCCGCCGGGGTTCCTGGCCCCCTTGGCGGCGAGTTCGCCCTTCAGGTTCGCGAACCGCTCCCCGGTCCCGAGCTTGGGCTTTTTCGCCCCGCCCATACCGCCCATCGCCTTGTCGGCGTGCGCCCTGATTTTCGAGCCGTGCCCGCTCATCCCCATGCCGCCCATGTCCATGTTTTTCATACGCTTTCCGCCTTTCCTGTTTAGTCGAGTTCGCCTGAAAGATACCGTTTCCGCTGTTTCGGGTGCGCCCGGAAATAGTCCTCTGACTCGACCGGGTCCATGTCGAGAAGTTGCCGGGCCGTGATCCCGGCCGGGGCCCCGCCACCGCCACCAACCGTTTGCGCCGCCTTCTGCGCGGCCGCTTGCTTGGCGAGTTCGGCCGCCCTGGGGTCGGTCGCGGCTGGCACGGCCGCTCCCGGGATTGGCGGGGGGGCCGCCGCGGGCGTTCGCGCGAACCCGTGCTCGGCCGCCCAGCCCATGATCGCCTCAACCGGGTCCTGCTGATTGCGGACCGCCTCGTCAGCGAACTTGAGGAGCGACTCGTTCACACCCTGGAGGGCGGTCTCGGTATCGAGCCCCGGTTGCGCCCGGAGCGCGAAGCCCACGAACGCGCCCTGAACGTGTTTGACCGCGCGGTCGAAGTCCTGGCCGTACTTCTGGGCGCCATAGGCGTTGATCTGGTTCCTAAGATTCTCGACCCGGGCGGTTTCCCGCTGCGCGGCCTCGTCCGCTACCCGGCGTTCCTGCTCGGCCCGCACCGCCGCCGTCTCTTTGTTGTTGGCCTCGATCAACGCCGCCAAGGCTCCAACCGGGTCCTCGTTCATGTCCGGCGGTTTGGGCTGCGCGGCGGCTTCCTGCTGCTTGCGCCACGCTTTCAGGTCTTCCAGTTCCTTCACGGTCCGGGCGTTTTCCTCGCGGAATCTGCGAATCTCCGCGTTCTTCGCCCGAAGCGCGGCGGCGGCGTCGTAAGGTGGCGGTTTCGTGTCCGTCGCGGCCGGTGGCGCCGGGTCTGGCGTTTTCGCTGGCGCTGTGGCGGCGGGCTCCTTCGTGGCGTTATCGGCCGGCGATGAATGCTCAAGCCCCTCGGTATAGTTCGCTGGTTCGGCGGCGGGGACAGGATCGGCTTCTGGCATGGGTTCTCCTTACTGAATTTGCGGTGGCTGCCCCGGAGGGCCAGGCATCGGCGCCATCCCGGCTGGCATCTGACGGGCGGCGTTCATGGCGACTCGTCGTACGCCATGAACACTCGTTCCTTCCCTCCTCAGTGGCGGTCCGGCATCTGTTTGCCGTGATGTCGTGTATGGAGTTCCATGAAGGAACGAGT